CCTGAAACATCTTCTTTTATTGATTTAAAAGGTAATTACAGGTCGAAATATCTGTCCTTCAGAGATAAATTAAGTAAACCAAGTTGGATAGACCATTTCTTGAAAATTATACAGATAATTTTTTTAATATTTTACGCAATAATTTAGTTTTTATATATTCGCGTATTTGCTCTGATGACTGTGTTTGTAGTTGTTCTAGTTCATTAGATCTAATAAATTCTTTTGTTAAATTTATTTTAGCTTCGTGAATTTGTATTAAATCATCTACTGTTGTAGTTTCATCAACATCTTCATAATTAACATCATCAATATGCCCTTCATACTCATCACATTTATTCATATGCGCATATAAATATCTTGTCTGTCTTGTATCATAAACACCACAAAACGGACAAGATATTCTATACTTTATATCCTTTACTTGGCGATGCGTGTATACCATATTTATTTTGTTATTTGCCCTTTTAAATACATAATTACAAGTGAAGCAAACCCTTAAATACGTCTAGTGCCACGACGCTTTGTTCTCGAACACCGTTTACGACGACCGCCTTTTTTAGGTGAAATATCTATTGTCCATTCACGATAAATAGTTATAACTGATTTAATAAATGCCTCCAACCACGATTTATAAAACATACATTTATCTTGTTTTGGTATATGTACTCTAAGAGCTCTAAAAAAATCTGGAAATGTTGCTGAGCTTGTATAAATAGTTTCCCAACTATCATAATTTGCCTTTATGAGATTAAATGCAAAATCCGTAGATGTTGTCGCGTATGTATTTAAAAACGTATTCCAATCATACTTGGATTTAAATTCAGGACTTGAATATAAAGCTACTTGTTCCTTGTATAAGCTCATTTTTGATTCTGGCGACAAATAGGCATTATAATGTTGTTCATACCATGTTTTTCCATAATGGGCTATAGAATAAGTTAACAAATCTACAACATCTAATAATTTACGATTACAAGGAATATAACTATTATCTGATAATTTGATGTGTTTAATATACGGATACGACTGCTGTAAATGATGTATTACCCATTCTAACAATTCTCGTCCGAATGGATACTTTTCTTGGATTTCATCACTAACTTCTTGTTCAATACATTCATCAAGTGATTCTATATTGTTCAGATTTGCAGTTTCAATAAATGGTGTTCCATATTTATCACTCATTTCTTTTACATAAAACGACAAGGATAAACATGGTTTTTGCTTAGAGCCAATTGAATAATGCCAACTTAATGGATTTCCTTGAAAATCAGTTCTCAAGGTTTTTTCAAGAGCGACAGTATAGTGGCCAGTAGATAACTGTTCAATTTCTATTGTATTCTTTGTACCAGCCATATTATTACTAGTGTCGGATATTTTATTTATGCCTACGCGTGAAGCAACCCCCAAAGACGCTTGGCGACAACGGGTCCTAGCTTTCTTGAACCAACCTTGACCTCAGCCAGACCTTTTTCGTCTGCGGCCAAGACACCTTGAAATCCACCAAATGCCTCTACAAGTGCCGATGCCGCCTTTGCCGACACACCTGGACATTGCTGGAGACAGCCAACAGCGAAGACAGTGCTATCTTCCATATTTCCCTTCTTAGACACTTTATTGACATCTGTATAACTCACCGTTTCACCTTCAAACACCTTAGGATCTTCTGTGACTTGGGCGGCAAGGAGCTTCAAGGTCTGCGCGGTGTCCTCCAGACTCGTTGTATGCCACACGGCAACCCCATAACGCAACATCAGACGATGAAGCAGTTTCTGAAGGGCATCACGCGTCAGACTCCGTTTGCGACCATCTACACCACCCTCCAACACATAGAGTGCTTTTGCCTTCTTTTCTGCGCAAAAAGCCAAGAGTCGTGTGCGTTGTTCCCTGTAGCGACCATCCAGAAAACTCGCTTCAAAATCTGCTGTTGTTTTCCGCTCCACCACAACAAGAGGATTTCCTGAACCGTCTAGAATCCACGCGTCTCCAACAGGAAGTTGTTGTTGAGGACTTGATAGAATTCCAATGAGTCCGTGTTCACGAGTGTCAAGAACAATTGACATTGGTGAATATAGTGTGCGCTTCTTTAGACGAAGTTAGCCAAGAGTCCTATTGTTATTACAAGGGTATTGAACATTACTTCCTGAAAACAGGTTGGCAAAAGGATTATATACAGGAACAGCACAAGGGTTTACACATAACCCATTTTGAACTTTTGCCAAGTCAACATCACCGGGTGTTAGAGTGTCTAAGAGTACATGTGATGTTGAGGTCGCAATAATAGTTGACTGTTGCGCATACAAATTGGCAAAGGTTCCAGCGACAAGTTTGCGCAGACGATCTGACGAGTCCACCATTCTAGTAAAGAGCAAGAATCAATAAAAAATTTATAGTCCAGCTCTATTGGTCTAACGAGTATAATACTTGGGAGAATGCTTCACCGTAAAGGACCAATCCTCTTGACCTCGCTCAGCAATAACACACCAGCCATCACGACACCACATATGAAGCACTAGACGTTCTCCAACAGCGACCTCATTTGTTGCGATACTAAAGTCGGCATAAAGTGATTCACGATATGCCTTCTGAGCCTCAGATTGCTCCTTCACAAATTCATCATTTTGATACAGTTCATACGAATTATAAAGGGCTTTCTTCACAGAGCCATCAGGATTTGCCACAAAGAGACCCCAAAAGTCGCAGCCAGTTAGAATGCGCATTTCTTCAAGTGTCATCGGATTACCAAAATGTTCCATTTCTTCAGATTCAGTGACAAGCACATAGTCATCCGTATTGGGAAACACGTCATACACCATTGTAGTCTTTTACACTATACGACAACAGAGTGTAGAAGAATAATCAATTTTTCGGTGTTTACTTGCGATTCTTACGACTCTTACCTTTGCGACCCTTGCTCTTGCGACTGCCCTTACGGCCTTTACGACCTCCAGCTTGGTTCTTAACATTTACAACGGTATTCGGCGGGAATCCCTCCTCCTCTTGATCAGCGGGAGACGGCTCATTCAACTTTGGGGCGGCGGTGCGGCAGCATTATTACGACGGCTATTGTTGCGACGATTTCCACGCTCCGCATTACGGGTTGTATTGTTTACACGGGGAGCGGCGGCTCCATTTGCAGCATTGGCTGCGGCAGGTGCCTCAGCATTGTTCCCTGCGTTATTCAAACGAGGTGCTGCAGCTCCCACAGGGGACTCGGCAGGACTGGCCGCCTCCACGTTGTTCCCAGCATTATTCACTTTAGGCGCAGTTGCCCTTGCATTAGCAGCCTGAGCGGCCGCGCGACGCGCAGCAGCGGCGCGCGTTGACGGTGTATTGGGGACATAATTCTCTCCATCGGATTCAGAACTAAACCAAGCGCCCATTTGGCTCTCCTATTTAGTTAAGAGAAAACTCATCCCCATTGCTGCCATTGCATCTTGGGTCCAAAGATTCCTTCAAGGTTCGGGTTGTAGTCGCTATAGGATGACCGCTTCATTGATGTAGACTCACCACGCACAAATGGCATTAAATCATTCTGGACATCCTGAACAATGTCAGGAGTCACGAGCATCTGCGAAGGTTCCACTTTGGACGCAAGCTCATTGCTCTGCGCACTTGCTTGAACCTCGTCTTCATAGACAATCTTGGGATTCTTCTCCTGAAGTTCATAGACCTCAAACACATTGTTGTTCTTCTCCGCCACTTTGGCGACAAATCCCTTGCTGCCATAGATGTTCTGAATGAGCTCATTGACCGACTTTCCATCCACCGCATTCAAGTCAGCCGTTGGCTTCGGCTGATACATCTTCAGTTGATCATCCTCATCTAAGCTGCCATCGGGGGGCAACACCTTTTTGCTGTCGATATTCACAAAGGTTTCATTCGTAAATGGAGCAGCACTTGTTGTTGGATCCTTCACAAAGAGTGCTTGTTGTTGCTGAAAGAGACTGCTGCTGGGTGGGAGTTGCGACCAATCAAATGGGAACTTCCGCTTGGCCAAATTAATTGCCTCCTTTGTTGTGTCACGACCACCCTCATTCATATACACAACATCTTGCTCAAAGTCGCCATACTTGTCTTGTGTAGTGACATAGGGTTTAATATCATCAAGACTTGTGTCCAAGACAGTTTGACAGTTACGTCCAGAGTCCTGGAATCCGTCGCTCAAATACATCCGAGACCGAAGATATAGAATCAAGTATCCTAATGCTACTAGGAGTGCTACTAGAACTAGCATATCCATGTCTTGCGACACCTCTGCTTATGGAGCGGTTTTTCCCTCACTACATTCCAACTCTATAGGCACCAGGAGTCGCACCAGCGCACGTTGAGCATCCTTCAAAGCCCTCAGTATTATAGCGACGGCTACGAATGTACAGTACTAAATAACCAAGTACAAGCAGAATCGCAACGAGAACACCAATATCCATTCTTTCTACCAGTAGAATAGGATGCGTGGCGGAAAGACAAAGAAGGCAAAGAATACTTCAGCCCGATCGGTTATGGGTCGCTTGATGCCACCGGTAGATATTACAGAGTCTGGTAGTTTGGGTGAACTAGACAAACGTATTGCTGCTGGACCATTTACTCTTGTGCTTGTCTATGCTGATTGGTGCGGTCATTGTCAGCGGTTCAAACCAATGATGTCCAAGCTGGAAAATGAAGCGGGTCGCTCAATTCAAACTGCAAGAGTCCGGGATGACGTGTTTCCCCAGAGCAGTCTCAGTGGCGAGAAACTCAGCGGATATCCTTCCTTGATGCTTGTGGATAAGAATGGTAATGCAAAACTGTTCAAGGATTCTGAAGGAAATACAACCAACACGATCCCTGAATACACCGATATGAACAAGATGATGACCATTGTACGGAATGCTGGAAGCGAAGACGGACAAAGTATTACACTGGGTGAGCCAAAGACTCCTAATGTGATAAGTTCTGCGACTGTTGCACCAAATGTGCCAGTCAATACGCCCAAGTCTATCGTAGCAGACCGTTTGTCTCCTTCTCAAGTGAATTCCTTGAACAAGACAATGGCTGCATCTACAAATGCAACACTCCGTGAGGCGACCAAGCCATTCGGCAGTGAAGCGCAAAAGGGTGGATACACAGGGGGCCTCTTTGCGCAACTGATGTCAGCGTCTCAGCGTCTTGCCCCAGCAGCTGCCTTGTTTCTTGGTGCGGCAGTTGCCAAGAAGCGCAAAACTCGTGCTCGTAAAACCCGCAGACGGAGCGGAAAAAATTGAGCCTAGACTTGACTGAGTAGAGTAGTACTCCGACCTTACCAATGTCACTCCATCTCCATCTTCTTGACATTTGCGCTCGTGATGAGACCATCGTGAGCGAAAATGAGACTGAAAAAGTTGTGGCCTACAACAGCGATTCTGAACAAGACGACGACGAGTTCCAGACTACCAAGAAAAAAGGCGGAAACTTCTTCCACGACCAGCTCGCCAAAAAGAGTATGATTGTCCACTGCTTCGGCAAAACTGCTGATGGCAAGTCTGTACGTCTAGATGCCAAAGGGTTCAAACCCTTCTTCTTCATCAAAGGTGTTGAGGGAACACGTAGTGAAAAGGAACGTGCTCGTCAAGCCGTGCGAGACTATATTGAGCGCCATCTCTCCAGCCTGATCAAGCTCATTGATATTGCGCACTGTGAGCGCAAGGAGCTGTTTGGCTACACACAGGGTCGTCTCGTCAGTATGTTCCGTCTCACCGTTCCCTCAATTGGACTCTTTCATCAGGTCAAGAAGCTCTTCCTCAACTCCCACAGCAAACCTGAACTCAAAACACTTGGTGGTCGCCCTGATGTGCTAGGTAAGCCCTTTCCTCCTGGCCCTGTGACCGTTTATGAGGCCAACCTAGACCCTATGCTTCGCTTCCTTCACCTGCGCAATCTGAAGCCGTGTGGTTGGGTAACGGTTGATGGAATTGACCTAGACGAGCTGACAGACGAGGAGACCAATGTCGTGGAAATCGACTGGGAAGATGTGAGCCTGTGCGAGAAACCTCCTGCTGCAACTGCCCCCTTTCGTCTTGCCTCGTGGGATATTGAGTGTATGAGCAACACTGGCGACTTTCCTATGGCAAAAAAGGGCGATCCTATCATCCAAATCGGCACAATTCTAGGACGTCTAGGTTCATCAGAAACGGAAAAGCACATCTTCGTTCTAGACACCTGTGATGACATTCCTGAAGGCAAGGTCTATCGCTACAAGAAGGAAAAAGACCTCATTCTAGGCTGGTTTGATTGGCTGAGCGCACAAGACGTGGATATCCTGATGGGCTACAACATCTTCGGGTTTGATGAAAAATATGTCTGGGAGCGATGTGAGCAACTCGGCATTGAACACCATCCTAAAATTCAGCAACTCAACCGTCTCCATGAGGAAAGCGGTGTAATGGAACTGGAAGAGAAGCGCCTCAGTAGCAGTGCTCTTGGCGATAACTTCCTCTATCTCTGGACGACTCCTGGTCGTCTGCGCGTAGACTTGTATCACTACATCAAGCGTGGCTACCAACTGCCCTCCTATAAGCTAGACGATACCTCACGCAACTTTCTCGGTGAGAGCGTCAAAGGCATCTGTGAAAAGGTCGAATGCTGGCAACTCACGATTGGGCCGACGAAACAGGATGTTGCGGTTGGACGTAGCGTTGTGCTTCTAAATGCTGGAGGCGATACTCTGTGCGAGAAGATTAACGTAGTTGCCTATGAGGCTGGTCTTCTGAGCGTAGAAATCCCAGATGATGTGGAAGTGGATGAAGTAGCCAAGTGGGCAGTCGTAAAGGACGACGTGTCGCCGAAAGAGATGTTCAAGATGCAGCGCGAGGGAACCTCTGCCGACCGCGCCATCATTGCTCGTTACTGCGTTCAGGATTGTCAACTGGTGCTGGATCTCTTCAAGAAGCTGGATGTCTTCAACAACAGTATGTCAATGGCAAATGTTTGTTCAGTACCTGTAACCTACATCTTCTTGCGCGGTCAGGGCATCAAGATTGAGTCGCTGATGTTCAAGTATTGCTACGACAACCAGCAGTGTATCATGGTGCTTCCTGGCGGTGGCGGTGGAGATGGCGAGAGTTATGAGGGTGCAATTGTGCTTGACCCCACTCCTGGCTTCTATACAACCCCTGTTGGTGTTGCTGACTTTGCTTCTCTATATCCTTCAACGATTATTTCGGAAAACATCAGCCACGATACACTCGTCTGGGTCAAGGACTTCAACGACAAGGGTGAGCTCATCGCAATGCAATGGGGAAGCAACGAGTATGACAATCGTCCTGGTGTGCTCTATACCGACATTGAATACGACAATCTTATTGATGACCCTGAAGATACACGCAAAGTGAAGCGCAAGGTCAATGCTGGAACGCGTGTCTGTCGCTACGCACAGGACAAGGTCGGCACAATTCCTCAGATTGTCGCTGGTCTACTCGCTGCTCGTAAGGCCAAGCGCAATGAGGCGGCAAAAGAGACCGATCCATTCAAGGTTGCGCTTCTGGATTCGGAACAGTTGGCCTATAAGCTCACAGCAAATAGTCTGTACGGTCAGCTTGGCTCAGGAACCTTCAAGGTGCGTCTGCGGCCTCTCGCTGCTTCAGTGACTGCCTATGGTCGCAAACAGATTCTCTTCAGCAAAGCAGCGATTGAACAATTCTACGGACCCAACTCTGGCAACCCCCATTCTGCTGCGGAAATTGTCTATGGAGATACGGATTCTCTGTTCATTGCCTTCCATCCCAAAGATCCTGAGACTGGTAAAGAGCTGGAAGGCAAGGAGGCAATGGAAAAGACGATTGAACTCACGGAAGAAGCTGGTAAGTTCGTGAGCAAAATGCTCAAGGCGCCACATGACTTTGAGTTTGACAAGGTATACTGGCCATTCATTATCTTCAGCAAGAAGCGCTATGTCGGCCATAAGTATGAAGACCCCAAGAAATACTGCCTATGGTTTATGGGTGTCGCACTCAAGCGCCGAGACTATGCGCCAATCTCCAAGCGCTTCTACAGCGCGGCCCTGAGCGTGCTGCTGAATGAGCGTAAT